CCCTGCCTTTTGGGCGGTGTCCATGGCAAGATCGGTAGCCTCTTGTTCAGACATCCCTTGCGCTATGGCATTTGCATATGTCTCATCGAAAGCTCCTGCAGCCGTACCGCCAAATGCTTCCGCTGCGTCTAAGGCTACCGCACTGCCGACTGCGGCCTTTGTAGCAAATTTTTTCGCGTAGGCTTCCCCACCCTGCAAGAGTGCAGCTTTCGCAACATTGCCCACGCCCCCAGAGACTACAAGAATAGGTATCTCCTGCAAAATCTCACTAGCTACGTTTTCCGCAAGGAATTGTACAGGATGTTCTGTTAGGTTGCCCCAAATTGACTGCGCCTTTAACCAACCCTTTTGCGCAGCGGTTGGCTCTTTGCCGGGATTATTCTGCCGCCACTCCTTGTCGTAATCCTGTGACCGCTTTTGCATGTCTTCTGCGCCAGCTACCCACGCGTCAGAACGCAGGTCACCACTTAACGCTAATAAATTTTTAGCGGTTTGCCCTACAGTATTATCTGGGTTCGCGCCGACTAGAGTAGCCAATCCTGATATGGCCTGTAGCATTTCACCAGTTGCGCCAGTAACTACGCTTGCGGCATTACCAAAGGCTTCTTGTTGATCTTCAGGAGTTTCGTCTAAATATACTTGTTTTAGTTTGTTGTATACACTCCAAAGCGTACCGCCTGTATCCTCGTCAAATTGCTTACCTTGGTTATCGTCCAACCCTGCGATAGTCGCCACAACAACCCCACTTGCAGGGGGTAAATTCTTTATAGATATTTGACCATCTTCAGTAAACGCGGTCATTTTGTCGTTACTAAGATATGAAAACCCTTGCGGCACCTCTTTAAACGCGAGTGGTCCGTATAACGCATTAAACGCAACGTCCACTACATCAAGGTTTGGGTTTGCGGAACTAGCTACACTGCTTACGTTTGTTTCGCCTAGCTTTTCCTGTTTCGTGGATGGTAGCTCCCACGACAACTTTCCATCCGTATTGACGAGTACCGCCCCACCGCTAGTCAACGTACCAACATCAACGCCCGCACCAAAAGTCACTGTGTCTAGCGTAGCTTCAGGTGGGTTATTGTTAAAATTAGTTACTGCCGTGTCTACCGTTGAAAGACTTGGCTTATCAAACGCGGGATCGCCTGCACCACCGTCAAAGGCGTCTTTAAACGCGTTGCCAACATTAACTATGTTATTAGTAGAATACCCATTTTCACTTAGTAAGTCTTTTACCTCGTCCCCCGACATACCTGTGGTGTCGATAAAAATGTTAGACCCATCGCTGTTTTTTGCATCAAGTTTAATGTACTCGCCTGACAAAAAGACATTATAGTCATCTGTGGATTGTGGTATAAACCCTGCGTCTTTTAGCGATGTTGTTAGTTCAGGGGTCAGCGCAGCGTCCGCAACCATAGTGTTGGCGAACTTATCTAAATCTAACCCTGTAATACTTGCGGCGTTTTTTATTTCTTTGTCTGCGTAAGCAAGATATTTAGCTAACTGGCCCGGTTCTAGGGAAGCAAGTGTCAGCCCTTTTGTAGTTAGGGCGTTTTCTACGGTAGATAATCTAATGGCATCTAAGGTAGCCTCTGCTTCTGATTTACTTGCTGGACCCTGCTGCCCATTAAGAAGAAAATGTTCTGCAACGTTGTCAACATCTTGACCGAGGAACTCTTTGTATGCCTCTGCATCAAAATTCGGACGTAGAGACAGTGCTGCCGCAAGTGTAGCCTTATCATAAACAGGCTTCATAGACGCGTCTAGGTCGTCTATGTCAGACATCATAGCTTCTGTTTTTGCAGTGTACGCGGCGTCAAGTTCAGGGATTTGCGCTGTGTAGGTATTATAATCTGCTTTATATTTGTCTAGGGTAGGTTTAAGCGTAGAATCGTAGTCAACCTTAAACTGGTCCGCAAAAGTTTGATATGCCCCCGCCGCAGCGCTGAGTGCGTCTACGGTAGCTTGTGTAGGGTTTTGGTTGTATGCTTTAAGCGCAGCGTTATAGATACCTTCAAGCCGTTCTTGTTCTATTACTTTCTTTTCTATCTCAACCTGCGTGGCTTTATAACCATCCGCCGCGGCTACTGCGTTTGCTGATGCTTCGTTAAGTGCATTTGCGGCATCCTGAGTGGCGCTGGACGCCCCTGTAACCTTGTCTATGGCGGCGTCAACAGGACGATCTACAATATCTTTAAGCGCCTCCATCCCGTACTCATCCCACTTAGCAAAAAATGCATCGGAACTTAGTTCAGGGTTGCCTTCCAAAGCTACAGTTGCAGCGTTGGTTAGCGCGTTGGTCATAACTATGGCTTGGCCTTCATCAAAACCAGCGTTCTCTTGCAAGAACTTATTCATGGTTTCGGACACACCAGTGTATTTGCTAATTATAGACGTAAATTGTGACGCGGAAACATCACCGCCTGTAATCTCAGCGGTAAGAGATGCGGTAATACTATCTTTAACGCCATCTTGAAGTTGCTCCCAACCACCTACGATAGGGTTACCTTCAACGTCTATTCCGCCAGTAAAGTTTTCATACTTAGCGTCTATTTTATCCGCAATTTGTCCAAGAGTAGCGCCAACCGCAGCGTTAAGACCCCCTGTAGCAAACGCCTGTAGTGGATCTTGTCCGTATATAATTGCCGTAGTAGCGGATTGTGTACCACCCTTAATACCTGCTTGGACAGCGGCTTCGACGGTAGAGTTTAACCCTGCGCTAGCTATTTTTGGGTTAACATATGTTGAACTAAATTCTCCAACTTTCCCAGTAGCATAAGAAATGGCTGCAGCCTTGACTACATCACCAAGATCGCCTCCGTTTGCGGCTACTGCAGCACCGTCAATAAGAGGGAGCGCCCATGCGTTACCCGTAGCAACTGCGCCTATCTTAGCAATAGTAGTAATCGGGTCGTCTAGCGCAGCTTGAATAACATCCCCAACGCCACTTAGTACGGGTTCGACTATCTCGTCTACAACCCAATCAACAGCGTCACCAACGACGCCGACAACATCTTCTACAATATCGACTACGCCACTAACGACATCTTCGACAACATCCACCGCCGTGTTAACCACATCTTCGACAATTTCAACTACTGCTGCCATGCTACATTATCTCACTTAGCGGTATCTTACCTAAAGTTACGTATGCTCGTGACCCACCTGTGGCCTTTCGACCTACAGCGATTTCACTGTCACCTTTGTCGGTGTATCGTTTCCACGTCTTAAACGCACTATCATATACGTCTCCATCGTAGTCAGAAACGTAGCGTTTTATACCTTTCCGTTGCATGTAGGTAAAATAACGCAACCCGTTGGCTATAAAGTTTTGCGCCGTGTCAAGATTAAACGCGCGGCCCCACATCAAGTCTTCGTTTTTGCCTTTGCCCCTATGCCCAAGAAACACTGTGTTCCCTATCTGCACCATGTCGGAGTCTTCCATATTCATTTCTTCGACGATACTGACCATCGCTGCTTCGACGCTAATGTTTTTCGGTTTAAGCTCCCCAACTACAGTGGAAATAATTGTAGGTGCGGGTAGTGGTTCGGTTTTACTATCTACAACAGTTAGCACCCTACACCTCCGTAGAAAAAATTGCGGCTGAATAGATGTTACCCATGCCAGCGGCTAGACTAAGAAACGGCCCTCGTGGGGCTGGCGCATCGTAGGACAAAAACACATCGTCGTCTTCAGTCCTATTGAGGATTTGTGGTACAATACCGCATTCCATGTCATTTAGCAACAGTCCTGTCTCTAATAACCCACTAGCGCTTAACGTATGCCCTATTCGTGGTTTGTATGACGTAGCTACAAACTCACTAAGACTGCGCTGCAACGCGGCTTTCTCTGCTTTATTATTAGCATCAGTGCCAGTCCCGTGCGTCTTTACCACGTTAACATCTTCCTTACGTACCCCCGCTACATGTAAGGAACCTTCGATAGCCTTAGAGTAGCCTTCACCATCAGGACGTTGCCCAAGCGGATTTGTGTTGTTTTCCGCAGACGTATATGCACCTAAAAACTTGGCCATAGGTGTGGACATACCTGCATGTTCTTTCTCAAACACCGCTAATGCGGCCCCCTGACCTACATGAAATCCTGTGTTAACAGTATCAAACGCGGATGGTTTACGATCAGGTTCTTCTGATAGCTGTATACTAGCCTTGGCATCCCCGAAAAACTCTAGCGAAGGTATGCACACAGAATCCTCACCCGCCAAGACAATGACCCTAGCAAACCCGTAATGCCAAAACAAATTCTGCATATCCATAAGCACTTTTAAACTAGAGGCGCAGGCACTAGCATCTGTAGAAACGTGGTCGTGTACGTGAAACATGCTGGCTATTCGCCCTGCGTATATGTTAGTGAGCGTTATAAACGGTATCTTGGTCTTGTAGTGCAGTTCCGCATCAGTATTCCTATCATATCGCCCGCTTGTGCCCATCCAGCCTTGGCTACCTGCAGCAAACATAAATGCAGTCTTACCGCCAACAGGGTTACTCACAACGTAATCTATAGTTTTTTGCAGTATAACTTTGTCAAACGCTTTGTGTGGAGGGTAGAACAACCCTGACTTAGCGCGCCTAAAAGTGTCTTTTACGATATGCACGCTTTGCGGAAATGCTATATCTTCGTAAGTAGTTTTTTCCGTAGTGCATAGTGTTTCACAATGAGTCATGTATATCATACAACGGACTCCATAGCTGCTTCAACAGAATCAAAATCCTGTTTTTTGTTCTCAAGCATGTAATCTCGTACGGCACGTAAAGACGTTACAGGTATATTAAAGTCCTCCGTCTCTGGAAGTCCGTATATATCTGACAACATTACTAATGTAAGCGTCACGTCTAAGCTATCTAACCCAATATCTTCTTCTTTTAGGGTTACATCTAATGATTTAGGTTTAGTGTATTTATCTAAACGTGGTTTATTTTCGCGGACGCAAGCGTCGAATAGTTCTATAAAGTCCATTTTGCACCTATCTGTTGAGGGTGCTTTTATTGTACAGCATTTAGTTATTACTTACAAACTGAACTGCTACCACTGAAGAAGGAAGACCGGGATGCGGTGTAGTCGCCGCCTGTGTTTGTAGGGTAAGATCAGTATCATCTACAGCCCAATACATTTCTATATACTGGTCTGCGAGCAAATCTATAGAAAAATTCCAAAATACTGCTGTATGGTCGTTACCTTTAATTGAATTTTTCTGTCCGCCGTACGGCACATCTGTACCGTTTTTGTTTATCCACGTCCACAATATCGCAGTGGCCGAGTTATCTTTCTTAACCTGCATTGTCACTTGAAAGTTGTATATGCCATCAGCCGTCACTGTTATTCTAGTTTTGTTAGTTCCTTCTATAGATACACTATTCCATAGGTAGCTATTTTCAAACTCAACCGGATACCCTGTATTAGGTGCCGTTGCGGTCTGATTTGTAGTGCTGTAAAATAACCCGCGTGGTAGGTATAAGAATTTACCACCATCATCAGAATCTAACAACGTATTTACCACGTTAAGAAACCTATTGAAGAACAAACGTAGCACGTTGCTATTCTGGTCCATGTATGGACGTTCATAACCTTCAGGCGCTAAAGGAAGCGCGGGTGTAGCTACCTTATCTATTTCGTTAGGCATTACCGCCTCCCGTCAGGGCGCATGTCAATCCTCGGTGCGCCGAGCTGCCATGTAACACCTTCTCCTGTGGACTCAACTTTCATAGCAAGCTGCCTACCACGCACGCGGGTATATATCTGCCCCGTATACGCCTCTACAGGAAGCACAGCCGTACGGGTTATCGTACGTGAGTTACTACCACCTTCCGACAGAGGATCATTATAGCCAGACCCAGAATTGGCAAGTGGTAGTAACGTCATCGTCGCACTGGGGGAGCCTGATGTAGAACCATCAAAACGTATGTCAGGCAATATGCGCCATATAAATGCAAACTGATGGCCGTCTTCTAAGTCAAACTCTGCAGAAGCAACAAACGCGTGTATGGCTGCGGTGGTAGCTGTCTCGTTGTCATCTACACCTTCCTCGTGGTTTACGAGGTTATATGAGTATGTAGCTGCAAGCGGGTTACCCCGTAGACCGGAATCAAGCCATGCAGTGCGGGCCATTGTGCCATAGTACCAAATATCTTCTAGGTAGTTGTACACCACATAACGATCTATATTTGTCTGATCGGTAGAACAATAGAACCACCACACTTCGTGATACGACTCGTTAGTCCCTGCAAATACTTGGTCGTATTGTTGCTCGTTGAAGTCACCAAAGACAAACTTACGCAGGTCACAGCGCAGGGGTTGAGTACGCCCGTCATACTTGTAGAACTTATCTTTACCCATCCAGTAGGCTACGCCATTAGCATAGGCTACACAGTTTTGTGATGCTGTAGATATGTTTTCACCAACAAGCTGCGCAGACCACACTACAGGAGCGCCCACATATTGTAGCGAATAGAGAGCCGCGTCAGTCCAGACCAGCACCTCCTGTCTAGCTTGTTTAGAGGCTATAATCTCGGTGCCACGAGATAACGTAAGGAACCCTGCTTGTGATGTAACCGATGGTGTCCAATCTACTACACTACCTTGATCCGACCATCGCACCAACATAGGGTTGACTGTGGAACTACCAAACTCATTTGCACCGAACGCAAACACAAAACGATTGATGTCGGATACTTCTAAAATACGTTGGCTTGTGGGTACGTTGCTTGCGCCACCAAGGGTTGATAGCTCTACACCGCGGGATGTTAGTCCGCTAGTTGCATCCCAATAATATATCGGCCCCCCACGAGGCCCAAAAACAAGGTCTTCGCCAAAATTAGACTGGCTCCAAAGCCTGATTGCATCTGTAGATGTGTCACCTACACCCCACGTACCAGAACCCCAAGAAGAAGCGCCCCAACCTGTAAGGGGGATTGCAAACGCGGGACCAATGTTGATCTGATACGCCGCCGTAACCGTACCACCACCTGTTGCAGTAGAGGAAGCTGCAGAACCCGCATCTATTGTGTATTCGTTGGTAGTGGTAGTAAGAGTTATCTGATACTCACCGTTTAGAGTAAGCCCACCCACGGCGCTAGCACCACTATAGGTAACAAAATCTCCGTCTGTATAGCCGCCATTCGCATCGGTAACCGTAACAATAGGAGAACCTGAAGTTGTTGCGAACGGGTTTGTGAGCGTCACTGTAGCACGTAATGGGGTGATGTCGTTATACGCTCCACCGTTCTCAATGTAGTATTTTAGGTTGGTGCCGACGGCAATAAGGTTCTGACTACCTAGTGTTACCCAATTCCATAATGACCTACACACACCTTGAAACGTGGTAGCAGATATACGTTGCCAACCACCTATCTTCTCAGGTGTACCCTGCCGAAAGCGTATCTTGTCGCACTCGTACCAGCCACCTTCGCTTGTGTAGCGTGTGTTTTCGC